ACGATACCGGGATTCTGGATGAGACGCTGATGGTTCTGGGGTTGGTTTGGCGGTTTCGCAAGGCCCGCGGTTTCGACTACGCCGAGGAATTCAACACTTTCGAAAAGGAGGTCGAACAGGCGATCATGCGCGACGGTGGCCGGCGCGATCTAAATTATTCCGTTGACGATACCTTGCTCGATCACACACAGCCGCCGCTCGTCATCGAAGGTTCTTGGAACTTATGAGGCCAGCCGCCACGGTAAAGCCGCGCCAGACACCGGCGGCGAAATCACAGCCGATCCCGCCTCCCGTGGGTGGGCTGAACGCAAAAGACAGTATTGCGGGCATGCCGGCGACCGATGCGCTGGTGCTGGAAAACTTCTTTCCACAACCGGATTTTGTCGAACTGCGCCGGGGCCGTACAAGCCATGCCACGGGACTAGGAAGCGCAGTGGAGTCTCTTCTTCACTGGTCGGGGCCGACAACCCAAAAGATGTTTGGAGCCGTATCAGCGAGCATCTTCGAGGTAACGGCATCGGGTTCCGTAGGGTCCGCCGATGTAACCAGCCTGACGAATGGCCGATGGCAGCAAGTCATGCAGGCCACGTCTGGTGGTAATTTCTTGATTATCTGCAACGGTGCCGATTCCGTGCGGAACTATGATGGATCAAGCTGGACAACGCCGTCGATCACGAATGTCTCATCCTCGACCCTGGACAATGTCTGGCTGTTCAAGGAACGACTGTTTTTCGTTGAGGAAAATACGCTTTCGGTTTGGTATCTTGGCACCAAGGCAATTGCCGGCGCGGCGACGGAGTTCCCGCTGGGATCGGTGTTCAAGAAGGGCGGTCGGCTGGTTGCCGGCGGGTCGCTAACTCGCGACGGCGGGGCAGGCCCGGATGATCTGTGCGTGTTCCTCACCAACCGGGGCGAGGTGGCGATTTATCAGGGCACGAACCCGGCGGCGGCGAGTACGTTTGCGCTGGTCGGCATATTCGATATCCCGGCACCGATTGGCAGGCGGTGCTTGCAAAAGGCCGGCGGCGATCTAGCGGTGATCACCGAGGGCGGCGTTATATCGCTTAATACAATGCTTGAACTCGACAGGGCGGCGCAGGAACGCGCGGCGGTGACTTCCAAGATCAACCGCCTGTTTACCGCCGACGCCAGGGCCTACAACGCCAATTTCG